CTGTTTTCATTCCGATTGAGGACACGACTTATTACACGCAGCCGGACGGCACCATGCATGTGACGACTAGCGCGGCACTGGTGGACGTTTACGCAATCAAGCGCTGATGTTTTAGTGTGGGGAGGTTGACGCGTGGCTGATTCTGGCTATGTCGTGGACTTCCCCACATTGGGGTTTCTTGCCGCTGACTGGGTTGCCGCTCATTGCGTCGTGCCTGATGGCATGAACCGTGATGACCCGTTCATGTATTCGGACTGGCAGCTTTGGGATGTGGTCAACCATTACCGGGTTAAGCCGACTGCGAAGGTAGGCGAGCTTGCTACAGCGTTCCACAACCGACGTTCACAGACTGTCAGACCGCAGAAGTCCGGTAAGTCTCCGTTTGTGGCAAGCGTGGTTTGTCTTGAAGCTGTCGGTCCTGCTCTATTTGCTGGCTTCGCTCGGCGGGGCGAACGTTACGTTTGCAGTGATCACGGCTGCTATTGCGGGTGGGAGTACGACTATCAGCCTGGCGAGCCTACGGGGATGGCTTGGCCCACGCCGCTGATTCAGATCACGGCGTTCAGCGAGGAACAGACAGACAACATTTACGATGCGCTACGGCCGATGATTGACCGTGGCCCGTTGCATGCGCTTATCCCTAAGACTGGCGAGGAATTTATCCGGCTGCCGAACGGCGGCCGGATCGACACTGTGACGTCTAACGCACAGTCGCGCCTGGGTGCTCGCGTGACGTTCGTGCCTCAGGATGAGACGGGTATCTGGCTTAAGCAGAACGGCATGATCAAGGTTGCCGAGACGCAGCGCCGTGGCCTGGCGGGTATGGGCGGGCGTGCTTGGGAGACTTCAAACGCTTGGAATCCTGCTGAGGATTCGGTTGCGCAGCGTACGTTTGAGAGTCGCGCTAAAGACATTTTCCGCGACTTCCCGACTCCGCCAGCTAGCTTGAGTTACCGCAACAAGGCTGAACGTCGCAAGATTCACAGGCTCGTTTATGCCGGTTCACCATGGGCGAACATTGACTCTATTGAGGCTGAGGCATTCGAGCTGCTTGAGAAAGATCCTGCACAGGCTGAACGGTTTTTCGGCAACCGGGTTGTGTCGGGTAGCGGCGCAGCGTTTGATATTGAGCAGTTCAATTCGCTTGCCCGTCCTGATATCACCGTGTCGCGTCGCTCGCCTATTGTGCTGGGTTTCGACGGTTCACGTTTCGCTGACTCGACTGCGCTAGTCGCGTGTGAGATCACTACGGGGCACATCTGGACTATTGCGGTGTGGGAACGTCCCGACGATGTTTCCGAAGATGACTGGGAAGTGCCAGAGGACGAGGTTGACGCGTTCGTTGATGACGCGTTTAAAACTTACAAGGTGTGGCGTATGTACGCTGACCCGTTCTACTGGGAATCCGCATTGTCCCGCTGGTCGGCTAAGTACGGCGTTAAAACAGTGTTCGCGTGGCATACGAACCGGCCGCGTCAGATGGCTGAGGCTTGCCGGGCTTTCGACACGGCGTTGCGTGGTGAAGATTTCACGCATGACGGTAGTGAGGTTATGGCTAGCCACGTTGGTCATGCGTGCCGCCGTGATCTGACTATCAGGGATGACACGGGTAAGCCCATGTGGATTATCCAGAAGGAACGGCGCATGTCGCCTAAGAAAATTGACGCGTGCATGGCTGCGATTCTCGCATGGGTTGCCCGCACCGACGCGGTTAAGGCTGGCATCGGACGCAAGCATTACGCATACACGGCTTAGGGAGGTTGAGCGTGGATATTGTTGGGGCACGTCGCCTTGTTGAGCAGTTCACGATGGAATTGCGCCGTCGCCATTCGCGCATGTGGCAGCATGACGATTATTACCGTGGTGTGCATAAGCTAGCGTTTGCGTCTGACCATTTCCGCAAGTATTTCGGTGACAGGTACACGAATTTCAGTGATAACTGGGTGCAGGTTGTTGCCGATGCGCCAGTGGAGCGGCTTAACATTTCGGGTTTCCGCCTTGCTGGCGAGCAGTCCGGCTATGACAAGGAATTGTGGTCCGACTGGCAGGCCAACGACTGTGACGAGCAATCAGACTTGGCGTGGCTTGAAGCCGTGATCACTGGGCGTTCGTTTGCGCTCGTGTGGGGCGATGAGGACGATAACCCGCTGATCACTTTTGAGCATCCTACACAGTGCATCGTGTCGTATGACAGCGAGACTAAGCGTCGCGCGGCTGGCCTGAAAATGTGGATGGACGACGATTACGCTTATGCGACCCTGTATCTGCCTGATGAGATCTGGAAATTTCAGCAGAAGCAGAATGAGCCGTATTGGCAGCGGAATTTTGCGGGCCCGTATCGTCAGCCGATTTGGGAACCACGCGAGCTTGCATCGGAGCCTAACCCTCAGCCTAACCCGCTGAAATGTGTTCCGCTTGTCGAGTTTCAGAACCGTCCGCGTCTTGCCGCTGAGCCTATGTCGGATGTCAACGGTGTCATTGCGATGCAGGATGCCATTAACCTGACTTGGGCTTACCTGTTCAACTCGGCTGACTTCGCGTCATTGGGTCAGCGTGTTGTCACTGGCGCTGAACGTCCGATGATCCCGATTCTTGACGAGAACGGGCAGCCAGTTGGCGAGCGTCCAGTAGACCTTGACAAGTTCGCTATTGACCGGATCATCTGGCTTGAAGATCCTAACGCGAAGATCGGTCAGTGGAGTTCAGCGGACCTTGAGGCTTTCACGCCTGTTATCAGCCTTGGCGTTGACCACATCGCGGCGCAGAGCCGTACTCCACCTCATTACCTTGTCGGCAAGGTCGCGAATATCAGCGCCGACGCGTTGAAAGCTGCCGAGACCGGCCTTGTTAAGCGGACTACCGAGAAGACGATCCCGTTCGGCAAGGGTGCGCGTGAGGTTGGCCGGCTGTCTGCGCTTGTGCGCGGCAACGAGGCTCGTGCCGCTGCTATCGCTGGTGGCGTTGTCCTGTGGCGTGACATCGAGTCACGTAGCGACGCTCAGCTAGTTGATTCGCTGCTGAAACTCAAGCAGGTTGGGTTTCCGTTTGAATATCTCGCTGAGCGTTACGGGCTGTCGCCTGAGGAAATCGCGCGGGTTGTGGAGCTGCGCAAGGTAGAGGCTGAGTCTGACCCGCTGGCCATGTTCGGCGCTCAGCCCGTCCAGCCGACCGAGCAGATAGCGAACGGCGCTGGTCCCGCTGACCCGGCTGAGGGTACGCCTGGCGGTGAGTGATGGCGGACCCGGCAGCTCTCGGGTTTCAGCGTCGCGCCGATCGTGTACGGCTGGCTAACACGACGCGTCGCCTGGCTAGCCGTGAATGGCGGAAGGTTGACGCTGACAATATCCGCGCGTCATACGGCGCTGTGTGGCCGCGTCTCATAGCGCTGCTTGGCACGGCGCAGGAACGTGCCGCGTCTGGCGCTGACACGTATCTAGAGCGCGTGGTAGCGGCGCAGGGTGGCAGCACGCAGGACGTTGCTGTCAACGCGGCTGCGTGGCGTAACAGCGCGTCGGACGGACGTCCGCTAGCTGATCTGCTGCGTGTGCCCGCATGGTGGAGTGTCAACGCGCTTGCGAATGGCGCAACGCCATTGCAAGCGCTCGCCTATGGCGGCACGGTGCTTGACCGGATCATGGGTACGCAGGTTGTTGACGCTGGGCGTACGGCTGATGGTGTCGTGATTACTGCTAGCCGGGTTTCTGGCTATGAGCGTATTGCCGCGCCTCCGTGTTGTGCACGGTGCGCGATTCTCGGCGGGCAGGTTTACCGCTGGTCTACCGGGTTTGAACGTCACCCGTACTGTGACTGTTTCCATGTTCCTGTCATTTCGTCGTATGAGAAACGTATCGGCTCTGACCCTATGGAGCTATTCAGGAATGGGCAGATTCGCGGAATGTCTCAGGCTGACATCAAGTCAGTAAAGGACGGCGCGGATCTGAATCAGGTTGTTAACGCCAGGCGCGGCATGTCTACCGCTGCGGGACGCAAGGTTTCGTGGGAGGGCACAAGTAAGCGCGGTTTTGCTGGCACGAGGCTAGGCGGCGGCATTCCCCGCCTTATGCCTGAGCAGATCTATAAAGATGCCGCTGGTGATCGACAGCAGGCTATAGCGCTTCTGCGCGCTAACGGCTATCTCCGCTAATACGTCCGCAACGGACTATTTCACGTTTTGTTTAAAACCTCGCAAGGAGGAATTGCATCAATGGGCAAGAACGATAGTGGCGTTGAGCCGACTGAGCCGACCGAGCCGAATGAGCCTCAGGAGGGTTCTGAGACTGAGCCTAACGAGGGTGAGATTGACCCTAATGGCGAGGGTGGCGAGGGTGATGCTGGCGCGCTAGGCGACGCCGGTAAGAAGGCTCTCGACAGCATGAAGGGCAAGTGGCGCACTGAGCGCGATCAGCGTAAGGCGCTGGAGACTCGCATTGCTGAGCTTGAGGCTGCCAAGTCTAAGCCTGAGGGTGATGAAGGCCCGGACCTTGACGCTATCAAACGCCAAGCGCACACGGAGGCTACGCAGGCTGCTAATCAGCGGATTCTGCGGGCTGAGGTTAAGGCGGCGGCTGCGGGCAAGCTCGCTGACCCGTCAGACGCGCTGAGGCTGATTGACCTTTCCGCGTTCGACGTCGATTCAGACAGCAACATTGATGCAGAAGACATTGCAGACGCGATTAACGGTCTGTTGCAGGCTAAGCCCTATCTCTCCGCGCAAGGCGGCAAGCGTTTTCAGGGCAGCGCTGATAATGGCGCGCGTAAGCCAAGCCGTGAGGCAGGCCAGGTCACTAAGGA